CCCTTTGTTCTCTGTGAGTTGGATCCTGGGTAGGTTCTGCAACTACAACTGTAGTTATTGCTGGCCTTATGCTAGGTCAGACAAACTAGACTATCAAGATCTAGATGTATATAAAAGGACAGTAGATCAAATAAAAGAGCAGGCCAAACGAAACGGTTTTGATCAGTTTCATTGGAGTTTTAGCGGCGGTGAACCTACAGCCTACAAACATTTGAACGATCTTATTAAACACCTTGATGAAAAAGAAAGTTCCTATCAAAGTGTGCATATGACTACAAACCTAAGTCCAGGATCGAAATGGTGGAACACATGGTGCAATAATACAGCCATGTTACAGCGCAGAAGTATCACGGCCAGCTATCACGAAGAGTTCGCTAAAGAACAAGAGTTTGGAGACAAGTGTCTGCAACTATTAAATGAGTATGTACACGTCACTATTAATCAGGTGATGGTTCCTGAGAGATTTTACGATCTCTACGAACGTTGCCAAAGATTCTATAAAAGGGGAATCAATGTTACACTCAAACCGCAGAGCGATCCTACTGCGAGTTTTGTTGTAGAAGGTTACACTGAAGAAATGATCAATCTTATGCAAACTGGTTTCCCTCAAGAATCTTTTGGAGAAGAACTGTATCAGATAGCTTTGTATGATCAAGAAGGTCGAGAATATCTTTTCGATCAGGCAGAAAGATTTAACAGCTACGGATTTAATAACTTCAAAGGATGGACTTGTAATAGTGGATATCAAAGTGTTATAATAAGAAGTAATGAAGTTAAGAGGAGTTATAGTTGTCATGATGTTCCATTGGGAACACTCACGGACGGATTTGAGTTATTTAAAAATCCACAGATATGTGTAACCCCTAGTTGTGTTAGTTCAGCAGACAGCAAGATACCAAAATACAAATGAAAATAGATCTAGAACATCTCCACTATTGGATGCAGGCCATCCGCGAAAGCAAAGATCATATGCGGACATTAGATGCCTTTTGGCGTGGACAACTACGCAGCAAAGAGTGGCTAGTCGATACACTGGTGTATCACATCTATCCAGAACGTAACAAGGTATTGGACTTCCCGGTGTCGGTGGATGTACACGGTGGTTGGGTAGGTGTACTATCTAGTATGCTGTTTCAAAGTGCCATTCCTATCAAACATATCCGTAGCATCGACATAGATCCGGAATGCGAAGATGTGGCAAGAGTAATGAACAAAGGTGAAGAAGTAGTTGGAAAGTTCAGTGCCATTACCGCAGATATGTGTGACATAGTCAGTGAAGCTGATATAGTCATTAACACCAGCTGTGAACATATTACACAATCACAATATGATTCTTGGTTAGAAGGGCTACGTGACGATAGCATAATAGTATTACAGAGCAATAACTATAGACTTCCTGAACATATCAGGCACGCAGACAGCCTAGAACATTTTAAAGAACAATCACACATCGCCGTAGAATGGGCCGGCGAAATAGATTTGCCCTTGTATAAGCGTTTTATGATTATAGGAAAGAAACATGTATGATTATAAAGATATAAGAAACATACATCTTGAAGTAACATCAAAATGCCAAGCAAGATGCCCTATGTGTCCTAGAAGGCTTGCCGGCGGCCCGATGCAGCCCTTTGTTGAACTGGCCGAAATAGATCTCGACACATTTAAAAAATGGTTTCCTATAGATTTTATCAAGCAGTTAGGCCATCTAAACATGTGCGGCAATCTAGGTGATCCTATCATAGCTAAAGATACACTAGAGATTTTTAGATACCTTCGTGAAGTTAATCCCAATATTGGTTTACAGATGCATACTAACGGCAGCGCAAGGTCTGAGAAATGGTGGCGTGAGCTTGCAGGCTTAGAAGTATTCGTGGTATTCGGCATTGACGGTCTAGCAGATACACACTCTATATACAGAATAGATACTGACTGGGATAGGATCATAACCAATGCAAAGATCTTTATTGAGAATGGAGGTTCTGCAAGATGGGATATGATCGTTTTTTCTCATAACGAACATCAAGTAGATGCCTGTAAAGAGTTGAGTCAACAACTAGGGTTTAAAGATTTTACGGTAAAGCACACTAGTCGTTTCAAAGATGGCGAGTTTCCAGTGCTAGACGACCGAGGAAAAAAGATATACACTCTTTATCCTACATCAAAGAGTGAATCAATGATACCTAAGATAAAATCTTCTATAAAGGAAGAGCTACCCACTATAAGCTGCAAGGCTAAATCAGATAGTATGCTTTATATCAGCGCCACTGGAAACGTCACACCTTGCTGTTGGTTGGATCTAGAATGGGTTCCTCCGACTAGTTTTTCTAGGATAGACTACTTAGATAAGATAGATGTATTTCCTAATCTCAATGATCAAAGTCTGCAGGAAATATTCGACAGTGATTATTTCAACAAAATAGAACGCACCTGGAATACATGTGGACTAAAAGAGTGTGGAAAGCAATGCGGCTCATTTGATAGACAAAAGGCACAGTACGTAAATGAATAGTTCTACATTCTGTCCTTTACCATGGATACATCTAGCAACAAGACCCAACGGTGATGTGCGAGTATGCTGTACCGCCAACGCCAGTGGTGCAGGTCCTGATGACGTGAAAGATGCAGGTTTGGTTAAGAGAGATGGTAGGGTGATGAATCTGAGAGATAATACTATAGAAGAAGTATGGAACTCAGATTATATGAAATCTATTAGACTTAAGATGCTGGATGGCGGCATTCCTAGTAGTTGTACAAAATGTTTCGAAGAAGAATCTAACGGTATTATTAGCAAACGTGTATGGGAAACTATAGTTTGGAAGGATCGTATAGATATACAGTCAGTAGTCGATAAAACATCAACGGATGGAAGTCTTCCTGTTGACATTCCTTACTTTGATCTTAGGCTAGGAAATCTTTGCCAACTAAAATGTGTTATGTGTAGTCCACATGATAGCAGCAGTTGGATTAAAGATTGGAAACAACAGTATCCTAAGTACAAGACTTTTGAACTGAAACAAGATCAGGACTGGGATCGAAGCTTTGATTATACATGGTATCAGAAAGGTAGCTTCCTTGATACGATGAAATCACAAGCTCACAATATCAAGGAGCTCTATTTTGCAGGTGGCGAACCTTTACTAATCCCAGAACACTATAAAATATTAGAGTTTATGGTCGATTCGGGTAATGCTAAAAACTGTATCCTTAGATACAACAGCAACGGATTAGAGCTGCCTAGTAAGCTATTTGATCTATGGAAGCATTTTAAACAGGTAAAGTTTAATTTTAGTATTGATGCTTTAGGCGAACAAAATGATTATATACGTTATCCTAGCAAGTGGGCTGATGTAGAAAAGAATATAAGACTTTTAGATCAAACCGACGATAACATTGTTGTTAACATAGCCTGTGCAGTACAACTATTAAATGTTCTATATCTTCCAGATCTGGCTATGTGGAAAAAAGAATCTAACTTCCGTAAAATAAACCTAGCACCATTTGGCGGAGGACTCATAGGACTACATATGGTATACCTTCCAAGCTATCTTAATATAAAAGTTCTACCAATGGAAATTAAAGAGTTAGCTAAACAACGGATAGAAACATTTTTAGATCATCACCAAAGTTTAGAGTTCTTGGTCGGACCTACTGGTCGCAAACGGTGGGAAGGAATAATTAGTTACATGATGTCTGAGGATTGGTCAGATAAACTAACCTCTACAGTAGAATATTTAGAAGTCTGCGACAGTACTCGCGGTACAGATTTTAGAAAGATATTTCCGGAGTTGAGAAGTCTATAATGACACAAGAAGAACTAGAAAGAGCAGCACTTTGGTATAGTTTAGTCAATCTAGGTGCCGTGGTTAAAACTAAATGGCGCTTAGATCCCCACGGAGTTGAGCAACAGATATCAAAGTTCAAAGATAACTGGTGTCCTTATAATGCAAAAAAAGACACAGTAAACAATCGTTGGGGTTTGCCAGTAACAAGTCAAACAGGTGAAGTTATGGATAACTTCCATCTTAATAGTTTTGGTTACATGCAAAGGTACCATGATTCTTCTCTAAAGGAATCTGACTTTACCACACCGACTGATGTTTATCATTCGGTCCCTGATATTAAAAATCTAGTTGATGTTTTTAGACCAGACATTGGAAGAGTGCATCTTTTACGTGTTGACAAGGGAGGTTTCTTTCCGCCGCACAGAGACTTCCACGGTGTTAGCCCAGAGTACTTTAGATTGATTGCTGTGTTTGGTAGATGCAGTCCAGAGAACTATGTACAGATGATAGACGGTCGACCTGTGTATCTAGAACCTGGTTGGTTATATTTTGTAAACTTCCAACTTGATCATAGCGTGTTTAGCTTTAGTGATAATCTGTATTCATTGATACTTACAGTCAAACTCAATGAACGGACTCACGAGTTAATAATGAATAACACAATGTCAGAATGAAACTGCTATATCAAAATCCCTCTAAAGAAGATTGGTTTCTTGTAGCATGGACACTGTCGAATAAATGCAACTATAGATGCGATTATTGTCCTAGTTTTCTGCATGACGGTAGCACTGGTCATCCTAAATGGGAAACGGTAAAACATTTTATAGAAAACTTCAAGGTAGACAAAAAAGATATCTGCTACCGTATCAGCGGAGGAGAACCTACCTATTGGAAGCACTTCATTGATATGGCCAGACTGATCAAACAGCAAGGTCACTATTTTAGCTTTCTAAGCAATGGTAGCCAGTCAGTAGAATATTACAAAGAAATAAGCAGATACAGCGATGGGATTATGTTGAGTTTTCATGAAAAATATTCTGACCCAGATCATTTCATAAACATCGCCAATGCTGTAGAGTGTCCTGTTGTAGTTAATCTAATGCTAGTCAAGGATAAGTTTGACGAACTAATAAAGATAGCAGAACACCTATATAACAATACTTCTAGCCTGGCTGTGTGGCCAAAAGTTGTATTGGACAAAACATCAGTAGATTATGTTACTAATGATGTCAGTGATTATGATCAGAATCAAAAAAACATAATCAAACAATGGCCTTATTTTAGAAAGATCAACGACGATAAAATCCATCGAGGAGAGCTAATGCTTGATGGTAACAAAATCACAGGTAATGATATAATAATCAAGGGATTGAACAATCACCAAGGCTGGCAATGTTGGGGAGGTCTTCATATGATCAGTATCGACATGTGGGGAGACATTTATAGATCCGAATGTCGGCAAGGCGGCAAACTAGGAACCTTAGAGCAATATCAAATGCCTACAGAAGTGTTAACGTGCGGAGCTACTAGATGTAGCTGTCTTAGCGACATTTATCTTAGAAAAGAATCCAAAGACATAATA